AAGGCTGTCCTGGCTACAGGTAAATTCGAGGCAATAAAAAACCCGGCGCGGTGGCCGGGTTTCGTTTGTCACTCCTCGATACGCGCAGGAATGACAGGATGGGATTAATTTCGCTCATCCGCTCACTGATGTCAACAGGCAATCACGCAGCCTGCTCAATCAGCAAACCTTCCGCCTCCAGAATGTCGGCAGCGTGCGCCAGAGCCTCGTCGACCAAGACGTCAGCAGCCTTGCCGATATCCTGCCGCCACCGGCGTCGAGTCGACTCCGGGGTGCCGTCGTTATCCCAGGTGTTCATGTCGTAGAAGCTGTCCTTCAGCACGATCATGTCGGCCGATCGGGACTCGTCTCTCTTCGCCTTGGCCTGGCCTGCCGCCAGAGCCGCCTTCACCACTGCTTCGCGACGCCACTCCGGTGCATCGAGCGGGATCTCGACGGATACGGACGTGGCCACCTTCGGCCGCGCCCCCTTCAGCTGCGGGATAGCCCAGGCAGTGGTCGCCTTGAACAGGAACAGCTTCGGGGCCGGGGTGTTGATGAGGGTCTGCAACGCGGAGATGGCCTGCACCTTGCGCCCCTTGTGGGTGCTGTACTTCGCCACCAGCGCATCCCAGTGCTTTTGCTCAAGCGCGCTGTGCAGCCGCGCGGATACCCAGCAGTCCACTTGCGTGCGGTCGATGGTGTCAGCGCCACGGGAGCGAACCAGCGTCGCCATGTCGCCGCCCTCCTCTTCGTCGGCAGAGTTGTAAAGCTTCTGCCATGCCTGTTTGCTGGTGTTGTCGATGGCCTCAGCCGCGAGGGCGGAGACAACTGCGTTCAGAACGCTTGGGTAGATCATGCTGCAGCCCTCTTCAGTTCGCGGGTCTTGGCCCGGTATTCGGCCTTAATGGCTTTCAGGTCGTCGATGGTGTACTTGCGCACGCTCTGATCGGATTCGAGAGCGTCCACCGCCTCCTGACCGATGCGTGCGATGAGTCCGATCCGGTAATCCACGGCGTTACCCGACAAAAACCGGTTGTCCTGCTTGCTCTGGGCGTGACAGTTGCGCTCATCAAAGCGCAGATGGGGAGCGGAGCCGACGCTGCGGTAATGCCCGGCATCAACAGCGTTTCCACTCCAGTCCAATGGCTTGCCGCTGGAAATACACGCGTGGCCAGCGGCGAAGTCGCGGGCACGGATGTATGCGTTGAATGCCTGCTGAGCTTCGCGCAAGTGGTCACCGCGACGCTTTAACTTCTCCTTGCGGACCTTGATCTCTCGGCGCTCGATACTCGCCAGCGACTTGCGTTTCTTCTCCTGCTTGTGCCGCGCGATGACGACGGCGCAGTCCGGCGAGCACCAGGACTGAAAACTCACGCGCGGGACGAACGAGGCCCTGCAGGTTTTGACCGCGCACTTTTTCGGGCGCGGTTGCTTCCTTTCAAGTGTCATGCGGCCTCCTGGCTGAGCAGATCATCGAAGTACACGCCCTCTGGAGCGAAGCGCGCGACAATGCGATCGGTGTAGGCGATGCCCTGGGCGCGGCTGAAGAGACTGGTGACCGGAAAACCGTCCGGGCCGAACAGATGGCAGCCGCCCATCATGGCCAGCTTCGTCTCGTACGGCAGGTGACGCATCACCCGGTACCACTCAGCCTGAAAACCGGCATCCTCGTTCAGCAGGATCTGCACGCCGACATGCAGCTTGCAGTACCGGCGAGCGTCAGCCTCATCACCGATCTGGGTCATCTGGGCGATGCGTTTGTACATGGCGAACCACAACCGGTTCTGGTCGAGCGTGCGGTCCTTGCCCGGGCGCAGCGACACCACGACGAACTTCTTGTCGCGGAACATCGCGCTGAGCTTGGTGATCGCCTCAGAGAGCTTGGCCGGACAGTTGACGCTGATCTTGTCGGTCATGGGGCCTCCCGATCGATCATCGTCCGCAGGTCGCGGTCAAGGTCATGCACCGGCACCCAGTCGTGACCCATGTTCATCTGCACAGCCACAAAATCATTGCTCGGCTGATCGCACTTCTTGCGCAGCCAGGTGTAGAGCACATGCGTCTCGGTCATGGCCTGGACGTTTTGCTCCAACATCCCGTTTCGGCGCATGAGCTTGTCGTTGTCTTCGCGCAGCACCTCGCAATCCTGACGCAGAGACTGAATCGCCCTGAAGTTGGCGCCGTCGCGCAGCGCTTCGTTCTCGGCCAGCAGCTCCAGCGCCACCTCCTCCACAGTCTTCTCCCCGAGGAACTCCTGCAGCGCCTCGGTGTTGCGCTTCCACTCCGCGCAGTCAGCTTTCCAGGCGGCGACCTCGCTCCACAGGAGGGACTGGAGTTTCTGTTTGTCGATGCTCATGTCAAAAGCCCTCCTTGCCGCGCTGAGACTCCCACTCGAACGGGAGAACGATCACGCCGCCCTCACGCAAGCGATCCACGCAGCGATCGCCGATGGCTTCCGGGAGCGCCTTGGCGCTTAAGTTTGAAACGATGATCGTTGGTCGCATCTCCTCGTAACGGCCGTTGATGATTGCGAACAGGGTCGTCAGCTCGAAGTCGCTCGGCTTCTCCTTGCTCACGCCAATCTCGTCCAGGATAAGCAGCGAGGGGCTGATCAGGCTCGACAGAATCTGACTTTCAGTCTGTTCGGTGGCGCGGTCGTACGAAGCACGGATCGACTGCAGCACGGCGCCGATGGTGCGATACACCGCCGTGGCAGATGACTTGGCCATGATTTCGTTGGCGATCGCCACGGAAAGGTGCGTTTTGCCAGTGCCAGGCTTGCCAAGCAGCAACAGGCAGCGCCCCGTGGCAGCGATCTGCGGAAACTCGGCCGCGTAGCGGCGGCACGTGTTGAGCGCCTTGCGCTGCTCCGTGGTGGTCGCGATGTATCCGTCGAGCGTCTTGCTGGCGAAGCGCTTTGGGATCAGCGCGGCGCCGAGCTTCCGCTCCATGGCCATGCGCAGCTCCATCGCCTTGTTCGCCAGCTCAACGGCCTCGGTCTTCTCGCGAGCGAGACGTCCGCACTCAGGGCAACCACTCTTCAGCTCCTTGCCCAACAGTGCAAATATCTTCTGGTCGTAGGCGCCGTGGGTTTCGCAGTCAGCAGGCTGGATCCGGGTTCCCGGTGGAAGTTCTGGTGTCGATTGGACTGGCTCAGAGCGCATAGCTGCCGTCCTCCCGCTGGATCAGGCCGGCCTGGTAATCGCGTTCAGCGAAGCCGGTGTGACGGGATTGCGGGAACGGGTGTACGTTGCTGGCACGCTTCTCCGGGAATATCCCGGTCCAGCCGTTGGAGATCGAAGTGGCGAGCACCTGATCCGGAGCGGCGTGACCCAGCAAAGCCTTGGCCTGCTGCTCGCAGCTCTTGGCGGTCAGTGGCTTGCGGATTTCCTTGCGGTGCTGGCACCAATCGGCCCATGCCTTCTCGGACACGTTTTCAGGCTTTGCAGTGAGCGGATCGAACTTGCCAACCTTCGCCGGTGCGCCAGCACCTTGCTTTTTATGTTCTGTATCTGATTCTGTTTCTGTATCTGGTGGCGTTACTGAAACGTTACGCTCCCGTTTCTTCTTCTCACGATATGCTGCAACCCTTGGAGTGCTTGAGTCGGAGACGTATTGGCGCTTGTTCCACGCGAGCGGAACTGCATCTTCATTGATGAGGTTTTTTTCGATGAATGCAGCCTTGGTGGACGCCCATTCGTCTTCGGAGATTCGAAGCTGAAACGCTACTTGATCATCCTGTAACGTTTCATCGCCGTTACTGCATTTGATGCAGAGCAGCATCAGATATCGGCGCTGATAAGCTTCCGACATCATCTGGACTTTGGGGTCAGTGGCAAACTCTGAGTAAAGCCGGAACCATGGATTGGCCATCAGTTCGTCCTCCATTCTTCCGGGAGTTTCTTGCCCTTCTGCCTGTTGCACGGTGCGCACAGAGCCTGAAGATTCGATTGTTCGCATGAGCCACCTCGCGCAACAGGAATGATGTGGTCGATTACCAGCTCATCGGGGGATCCACACGCCGCGCACTCTCCCACGGAAAGAACCTCGGCCCTCACCTTGGCGCCGAGGCTTTTCCGAGTGGCGCACGGCGCGCTGAACCCCTTCAAAACCAGCGATCCATTGAGCGTTTCCAGCCATCCAGCCTCAACGAGCTGTTCGCCAAGACCACTCACGCGGGTCACTTGATCGATCATCCCGACGGTGCCGGGCACCTTTCCGTAGTGGCCATGGGTTTCAAACCACGCAGCCGTTTTGAAAAGAGCGATCAGCGCCTCGCCTTCACTGAGATCCAGTCGTGAGCAAAGGACAGCAAAGTCCGGCTTGTGCAGAAGATCTGCGTTCAACTTCAACCATGTGGCCATTACGCGGCCCTCAGTGCTTTGTCATGGGTGAACAGCCCGTCCCAGGTCTTCTTCATTGGCAGCTCGCCGGCCAGGTACAGGTCGTACAGGCGCACGGCGCCCTTCTTCAGCAGGACTGGCGTGAAGGAAACGAACGGCTCTTTGCCGTGTGGAGTCACTTCGTGCTGATGCTCGGTCATGTACTTGTCGCGGGCGTAGGACGCCACACGGAAGCGCAGGCCGGATTTGCTCTCGTTGTAGAGCCAGTTGCGGCCTTCGAGGAATTTGCCCACCTGCATGACGTTGACCCCATTGAGGCCCTTGCAGAACTGGGTGTGGGTCATCCCTTCCTTGAACAGGTTCTCCATGGAGTGGATTTTCGAGGCCTGCGCTTCGACCTGGATGGTCAGCTGCAGGCGCTGCTGCTCAGCCTCAAAGGCGAGCTGAATGAGATCCATGCGGGAGAGTTCGCGCGGCTGTGCGATCTGCCCTTCCAGCTCCTGCCAGCGGTCAACGAGGGCAGCGGTGAACTCAGGGCTGAGCTGAGCGACGACAACGAAGCTGTCGCGCTTGCAGACAACGTACTCAGATGCTTTACGACCGAGGCTGTCGAGGTATTCCCCCATTGGGGGAAGAGCAATCACCGGGTTTCCATTCGCGTCGGTCCGAGCGGAAAGTCGTTCGATGGATTGTTTGACCTTGTCGTGGCGCGAGCCGACCAGCTCCGCGATCTCGCGAGACGACATCGTGTGTCGCGACACGTTTTGGGAATTACAAAAAGGTGTCGCGGGCTTTTTGAGGGCCTGTACATCATGGTTAGAGGTATGCATAATCGGCCTCACAGATGCTTTTGATGTATGCAGCAGAAGAAACCACCGGGCCTGGTGGTTTTTTTTCGCCTGCGATTTGGTTTTTCTTATTCAGGGACTTCATCAGTCCCTCCTTTTTCAGTCCCTATTGCGGGACCTTGTTGGGATCGTCTTGCTGTTGGTAGATGCCGGAGTTTTCCGGCGCCTTTTGGCCTGGTCTTCTCGAAAAAGCGCTCCGTCCCAAGCTTTGCGGCATAGTCGTCAGGCGTCATTCCTGCGGCCTTTGCCAACCTTTCAAGCTTTTCGTAGAGGCGCCCATCGATCCCATGGCAGATCGTGGTTTCAGGCACATAGCCTCCTTCAGGGCCTTCAGGCCTGCATGTGTTTGCCGTTAGCATCCATCTCGACGATGCTCTCCAGTTTTTCCTCAACGCACATGCGCACGAATACAGCAGGCTGCAACTTGTGAAGGCGTGCCACAGCCCTCAATGCCTCGTAGGTCTCATCGTCGTAGCGGGATTTGATTTCCCGATCCTTCAGGTGACGGCTGTCGTCGTAGGCCATAAGGGTCTTGCTCCTTGGTGAATGGAAAATGGTTAGGCGGCTTTACTGGATTCGTTGGGGTAAAGGTCGGGGCGCAAGTCATGGCGTGAAACGCCAGTTGCCTGCTCGACGGGAATTACACGCTCGGCCGGAACCCGTCCGGTGGCGCACCAGCGCTGTACGTTTTGTGGCGTACAGCCAAGGACGCGAGCGAGGGCCGACTGGCCGCCTGCTGCCTTAGCTGCACGCTCTGCTGCGTTCTGTTCCATAGCGTCCTCGTTAAACTGGTAATTACAACGCAAAGTTACAGCTTTTGAACCGCGACTACAAGTGAGAATTGCAATGCCAGCTACAAGTTCGAGTTGTATTCTCACGACCATGACTACTACCTCTTCCCGAATCGCTGCGGCCCGCGAGGCTGCTGGGCTGAATCAGTCCGAGCTGGCGCGCAAGCTCGATGTGAGCCCGCAATCTGTTCAAGCCTGGGAGTCCGGGCGAACGGTTCCGAGAAATCCAAAGATCAAAATGCTTAGCGAAGTGCTTGGAGTTTCGGTTGCCTATTTGATGGGTGAGGCAGGCCCGATCGAAAACCAGAGCCGCACTGCTGACACCTCGTTAAGCTCTATCGAAACGTGGGACGACGAGACCCCCCTCGGCGACGACGAGGTATACGTCCCTTTCCTCAAGGAAGTTGAACTGGCAGCAGGCACTGGGCGATTCGCGATAGAAGAAAGCGACAGCGCAAGACTTCG